CCATGGGCCTAGTGCCCATGCAGAGTATGTTCGTTTATTTGATGAATAGCCATTTGGCTTTTTAGAAGTATGAAGACTTCTTGTATGCCATTCGGCATACATGTAAGTTCTATATGACTTCTATCAAACAGTTCATCCCTGAATGAATATTATTGTGATCGACAATATTTTTAACTATCATCGATCAACCCTTTATGTTTATATGTATAGTGAGTTGATAAAATGTTCCGTATCAACTTTTTATGAGAAAATAGAAAAATTTGTGTTTGTAAAAACCAAAATGACGGTAAATACAATGGATTTGTCCGGTATTGAAATTGTATAGTCCGTAACCTATTATCTTATTGAGTAGGTAAAGAACCACTTGTTTACTGATCAATCCGAAAGTGCAATAGTCGGATAGAACTAGACCTAATCAAGGCAGTTTTGCGTTACACATTAGCGCGTAGTTAATCTTTAAACTACAAATTTGTATACGTTAGTCATCTTTCGAGATGCACAGCATAACCATGAGTTATAACCCCAGTGAACCGAAATCTGCGGAAAGTAGGGAATCCGGTATTGTCGATACCGCATCATTCGACGCTCTTTCAGTACATTCTGAAATCACTGTCCAGGTAGGACATGAAGGTGACTCAGTCTCAATGCTGAACTCTTCTGTTGGAGAACGATCAACAGACGCATACCACGCGAGAGAGGATTACGAGAATCTATCACTAGGTAGTGACGAATTTGAAGACGATGAAGTGTCTATTTTGAGTACTATGGAATATGAATTTGAATTTGATGACGAGTATCATCAGATTTTGAATCGTGTGCGCAGACAAAATATTAATCAACAGATTGAGAATTTTATGTATGTGCGACAAATAGACCCTGTACGAATTTATACTGAATCGTTATATTTGGCAAATATTATGTTACCGCATGAAATTGCATTACGTGTTTTGGAATTTGTTTCTTTTGAACCTGAATTAGGTTTTTATGTTACATTTGAAATGCAGTTGCGTGCTGTGTGTGAACAAGTGCGTGCGAGAGATTTTGTGTTTACAGTACCTGCGTCTCATCATCATCGATATGTGAGACAATTTTTGGAAGCAGAATTTGATGAGACTCTTTCTGATGTTTATCCACAATATGTGGTTTGGAGAGATCGATTTGATTCAGATTATGAACGTGAAATTCAGCGTATTCGAAATGGAATGGAATACCAGGATTTTTCTTCACATTTGTCGTCCATGAAGGATGTTGTGGAGAAGGTGAAGAATGTTAAAACATTTGATATTCCTGATAATTTCTATTTTCACTTGGAAGGTGCTTGTTTATTAACTACTGGGTTGTTGAACAGTAGCAATGTTGCTTGTGCTGTGGCACATATTTGTGAATTTGCACGTAGCACTTCCGGTGAGAGTATTGCTGAGTTAGCGAGAAAACATTTGACAGCCTTATCTTGGTCTGAACAGGCTGGTGGAGACGATTGGTTGACACTTTTGCGACAAGCGAAGAATAATTGGAAACTTGTTTTGAACAATCCACATTTTTCAAACTTGCAAAATGTTTTATCTACCATGGTTTCTATTGGCTTGTGCGAATCTAGTGATGTCTCATTCACTATCGGAGGAGTGAATTTATTTACTCAACGTGTGAAGAAACAACAGAGTACAGCAATTGATTTGATGGATGCTGTGTTAACTACTATTGTTGGCTTCATTGAAGGTGGATTTGAGTGTTTCCGTCAAAAAAGTTTTAAACCTCTGTTGTATGGTGATACTGAGATTACTTCATTGGAGGAAGAATGTGTGCGTTTGGAACGTTTGTTCGAGTTTGCAAAGACAGGAGATGTCCATAATGCAGAGGATGGTATGACAGAGCAGGAGTACTTTCTTCTCTTGTGTAATTGCATTGATAAACTCAAGGAGGCGAAACATACAGCTCGTTCGCCAATGGCGCAAAAAATGGTTGCTATGAAGTATGAGAAGTTGTGCAAACAGAAAGTGCAATTTGAGCGGATCTGTAACAAAGCAGGTTTGCGTGTCGCACCTTGGGCATTTCTCATCTATGGTAATTCTGGAGTAGGAAAATCATCGATTTCAAATATTTTGATGATTGCCTCTCTTAAGGCCAATGGATTTCCTGCGGGAGATACTTACCTAATTACTAACAATGAGCATGACAAATATGATTCTTCTTTGAAATCATATTGCACAGGTATCTTCTTCGATGATATGTGCAACACGAAGTTGGATTTCATGCAAACTGCACCTGCTGCGAACATCATTCAGACTATTAATAATGTTCGCGCTTATGGAAATATGGCTGAGGCAGATGAGAAAGGTAAGGTTTTGAAAGAACCTAAAGTGGTGAGTACCACTACTAATGTCAAAAACCTCAAGTCTACAGAGCAGTCTGAGTGCCCACTTTCCATTGAAAGGCGTAATGCTTATATTGTTACAGTGAAGGTTAAGGAGAAATTTGCTGTGAATGGTATGTTGAATCAGCAAAAGGTGTACGACTGGTATTGTGTTGAAAATGGACTAGAAAACATTCCAGTAGTTCCTGATTTGTGGGAGCTTACCGTTGAAGAAGCAATTGGAGTGCCCAATCCAACCCCAGGTCGCCCTGATCTTGTCACATACAAACCTATTGTGTATGAAGGCAAGCCTATGGTAGACATTGGAATCGCCACGTTGTTACGTTACAATCGCGATGCATCTGAAATCCATTTTAAGAATCAGAAGATGCTTGTGGAGAATCAGACCAATTTGTCTGAGAAGATGGACTGGTGTGGTGATTGTCGTATGCCTGGCAATTTTTGTCAATGCGTTGAGTGTGAGAATCAGTTTGGAGCTATGATTTCCAATTTTGCGATTAATGCATATTATGCACGCAAGAAGAAGGTGGAGACCTTATGGGACCGTTTTGGCTCTGTGATTGAGTGCGCTACTTTGGATATGATGGAAAAACGCTTGGAGCAGCTGGAAACATCTCGCTGGTTTTGTTGGACCAATTGGATACCAAAACCATGGTTGGACGATGAAAAGATTCAGGGAGCTATTTTGTGGACGAGTGCGGACGAGTTGAAGCAAGCTATTCGAACGCGTTATACGTTCTACGCGGTTTGTTTGTTTTATACTGTGTTCACGTTTATTTTTGCTCTCAATCCCATTGTTAAATTTGTTCACTTCATTCTACTTTGTCGTGTGTTGTTGCAGGTGAGTCGTGTTGTCGAGATTGAGAAAGCGCGACTTTACGCGCGCATAAACGCGGAGAATGAAAGTATGAATGTGACTTTTCGCAAGTATCGTGATGCATCTGTGTCTTATATTACTGGAGGTTGTCTTTTGCTTGGTTCTTTGTATGCATTTTCTTGTATTTGGAAACATGTGAGAGCCATCAAGTTGGAACCTCAAGGAAATTTGGCACCTACAACATATCAGGATGTAGAACAACGTGATCAAGAAGCAGAGATTGAACAACAGATTGCACGTGAGCAAAACTGGCAACAAGAGTATATTGCTCCTATTCCATGTTCGGAAAAGAGTAAGACAGCTACTTGTGTTCAGTTAGCTAACAAAGTCTATACTAACCAGACTCAGTTTACTTGGGTGAATGAGCAAGGTAAAGATGTGGGCTGCGATATGTTGTTTATAGAGTCGAATATAGCGATTTTGCCTCAGCATATTTGGAAAGTGCCAGAAATGGAAGTTACCATTCGTCGCGGATCACGGCGTATACAGGAATTTAAGGCGATTATATCGGAAAAACATTCGATGCCTGTTCCTGGTACTGATTTGTGTTTAGTGTACGTTGCAAATGCTGGAGATTGGGCAGATTTATCTGATTATCTTCCACATGTGATGTATACACCTGGGCGAAGAATTCCAGCACGCTTTGTTTATAAGGAAATGCGAGGTAGCGTTCCAGAGCGTAAAGAATGTGACACTGTATTGAATTATTCCGATATCATCATTCGGAACAATCAGCAGTATTATGGTGCGAAGTACCAGTTAGCGTTTAATACGTTTGCTGGTTTGTGCATGGGAGCCCTAGTGTCAAATGGTCGAGAATCTTTGATCTTGGGATTTCACACTGCAGGCATTTCTGGAGCAACTTCAGGAGGGATGTGCGGTTTAATTCGGTCTCAATATGAAGTAGCGAAAGCTCAGCTTAGCAAGATTCCTGGCGTGACTTTGGCAGCGAGTACTGGGACAATGCAGGAACAAGTTTATGGTGTGTCTGTTATCACTAGTACGACTCTGCACGAAAAAAGTCCAGTTTATAAACTGCCAGCTGATGCTCATTTGAATGTATATGGTTCGTGTACAGGTCGAGCGACTTATAAATCAGATGTGATTGAGACACCTATTGCAGATTCTGTATCAGAGGTCTGTGGTGTTGAAAAACAGTTTGACAAGCCTAAATTTCATTTGGGTAAAGCATGGGAAGCATCTTTGTCTGTGTCGTGTAAGCCTTCGATTGGAGTAGAACCTTCTTTGTTGATTCGTGCAGTTGTGGATTATGCACAACACATGATTGAAAAGGTTAAAACTATTCCTGAATTGTCGAGTTATATTCGACCCCTGACTAGAATGGAAAATATATCTGGTATTGATGGATTGCGGTTTATTGACAAAATAAATCCGCATTCAGCCATTGGATATCCTTTGACTGGTGCGAAGGAACCGTATATTAAGCGTCTTGAACCAGAAGATTTTCCTGGATTTGCATGCCCAGCTGAGCTTGACGAGAAATTTTGGCTTGAAGCAGAGAGGATGGAAAGAGAATACTGTGCTGGTAGACGTTGTCATGTGCCTTTTAAAGCTTGTTTGAAGGATGAACCAACAAAGAAGAGTAAGGATAAAGTGCGTGTTTTTCAAGCATCGCCTATAGCCTTGCAACTTCTAATTCGCAAGTATTTTTTGCCAATTGTTCGTCTTTTATCGTTGTTTCCACTTGACTCGGAGTGTGGTGTTGGTATTAACACTATGGGTCCTGAATGGAATGCTTTGGTAGAACACATGCGGAAGTTTGGTGCCGATCGTATTCTTGCAGGTGATTACAGTAAGTATGATCTTCGAATGCCAGCTCAATTGATTTTGGCGGCTTTTGATGTTCTCATTACGATGGCAAAGGAGTTTGGCTATAGTGAGGAGGATTTAACGATCATGCGAGGTATCGCAACTGATATTGCGTATCCTGTGATGGCCTACAATGGTGACCTTTTGCAACATTTTGGATCGAATCCATCGGGACAGAATTTGACAGTGTACATTAATTCAATTGTCAATTCGCTTTTGTTACGATGTGCGTTTTTCCATATTGTTGATGAAAGCAAGATTGTGCCATTTCGCAGTGTGGCAGCTATGATGACGTATGGCGATGATGTAAAGGGTTCTGTTAAGAAAGGTTATGATGAATTTAATCATATTAGTTACGCAGACTTTTTGATGGAGCGTGACATGGTTTTTACTATGCCTGATAAGGAATCAACTCCAACCAAATATATGTCTGATGAGGATGCAGATTTCTTGAAGAGGAAAAATGTATTTTCTGAGGACCTACAACAATGGATGGGGGCACTAGACGAAACTTCAATTTTTAAGAGTTTGACTAGTGTTTTGAAGTCGAAAGCCATTTCTCCCATGGAGCAGTCGATGCAAAATATCGATGGAGCTTTGAGAGAATGGTTTGCGCACGGTCGTGATCATTACGAGATGCGTCGTGAGCAGATGAAGCAAGTGGCTAAACAACACGGAATTACTGGTGGTTGTGCAATGCTTGATCGTTCTTATGACGATTGTCTCGAGATGTATCGCGAGCGTTATGGTTTGGGTAACCCTTAATTCATCCCTCTGCCTGTAGAAACGATGGGCATTAAAATAAACAGTTTTGTGTGTATATGGATACCAACGTGATGTATTTTTGTATGTTATATATATTGTGTTAGGCTTTGCACATATTGCATTCCCCTCGTGGAATACCTCTATTTAGAGGAGGATTTAGCAAGTCCATGTAAATATACGCCTCACTGGCTTTAGTCAGAGCTTGATGAGTGTAAATAAATAGACTAGTAAAATGAATGTTAAAATTAATTCGGAGTCAAATGAGACTCAACAACAGGTCGTGAGTTTTTCTGATCAAAATCGACAGTGGATATATTCTGTGGATAATCGATTAGATGCTGCTCATCGTACAGTGGATACTGACGATGCGTCTTTGAGCAATTTTTTCTCTCGACC